AGGAAACTTACCCTGACCGCTCACAAAGCCAGGGAATCAGAAGAGTTCACGTCGAACACGTTCATGAACTTTCTTATCGGCAACGCAATCCACGAATCGATTCAGGAATCGCTGGATCAGGTCGGCTGGCATTTCGAAGCCGAGGTGCCGATTGATCTGACCGAGGCATCGAAGAAGGTCGGGCACGGCGTCGAGGAGTTCGGCCTGTCAGGTCACGCCGACGGCATCATCACGCACGAAGACAACACCCGCACCGTGGTTGAGATCAAGAGTGTCGGAGGGTTCGCCGCCAAGAAAAGTTGGCCGTATCCTGGCAACGCTGAAGGCCCGAAGCGTGAGCATTGGGCGCAAGGTGCGCTTTATGCGGTCGGTGCTGAAGCCGACGCTGTCATGATCGTGTATGTCGCCAAAGAAAGTGATTACAGGGCCGGGATAAAAGCCGGCGACATCATGCAGTGGGACCGTGGCCTGCACGAGGTCCACCCTGACGGGGGCCAGTCGCTGTACGACATTGCGATGGACGAGCTTCGTCACTTTCAGTACGCAGACCGGTACTACCGCAAAGGGATGATTGCACCTGCGTTCGTGCCTAACGACTACGGCGAACTCGAGCTGATTCATGACCGGCCTGAGTACATGGCGAAGAAGGGCAACTGGCGCTGCCGGTATTGCATGTTCAACACGGTGTGTCGGTCGTTGCCGGCCGACGAAGAGGTGCCTGTTGAGATGGTTGATCGGGTGCAGCATGCAGACGCCTGAGGCCGGAGCGCACGGCTGGATGCGGGCCGTCGAGGACAACGACCGGATCGAAGACGAAATTGATCGACGCACCGAAGTCATTTGGAATACGGAAGACATCATCGGGCAAGCACTTGTGCTGCTGACGAACGAGGGTGTCTGCGATCACTTGCTGGACGATGTGGTCCGGCAGTTGGCAACAAACAGGGTCGAAATGGACCTTGAGGAAAGAGCAGGAAACCCATGACAATGACAGAAGAGATGGCTCAAGACTTGGCCGATATGTTCGACGTGAACGGGCACGACGTATCAGTGCTTGACTTGCTTGATTGTCTTTGCGACGTGAATTTGACGTTGCAGGTCGACAACGACGGCGAGGCCGGCAGGCTTTACACCGGCATGATTCAACGGTCTATTGATAAGAGGAAGGCACAGCAGTGACCACGCAATTACAGAGCCTCGCTAAGAGGATCCCGAAGAGCTACATCAAACAGAAGCCAGGCGGTGTCGCAGCGGACTACTGCTCGCACTCTGACGTGCAGCAGATGCTGATCGCAAAGCTTGGTGTGCCCCCGTCGCAGGAGGTGACCCAGATCATCCGGTCGTCAGAGGGCCAAGCCCAGGGCGTGGTGTTGCGGATGGTGTTCAACATCGACGGGCAAACCGTCGTAATCGATGAAGTCGGAGAATGCGAACGGCCCGGTCAAAACGAGGGCCTGAACGTGAAGAACGCCGTATCGGATGCGGTGAAGCGATGCGCTATGCGTATCGGGCTGGGCCTCGAACTGTGGTGCCAGGAAACCTATGTGCTTGACAAGGCACTCGCCGACAAGGAGGGCGACAACAATGAATGAAGGACGTGGATACGTCATAGGCAACCTCGTACGCGACTGGGAAACCAAAGAGGTCACCGTCAAAGGCACCAACAAAACCTTGTGGAAGAACTGTGTCGCTCATCAGCCGCACAAGAACGACGACACCGTGTTTGTCGAGATCACCGTCTGGCCGTACGAGCAGGACGACACGCTCGGCCGCACGCTGTCTGACGCCACCGAAAAGGGCAAACCTGTTGCTGCATACGGGTCGCTGAAGCAGCGGCACTACGACGGCAAGGACGGCACGAAGAAGTCGCAGTGGCAGATGGACGTGTTCCGGATGGCTAGCGAGATCCGTAAGCCGTACAACCCTGACCAGCAGTCCGGCGGTAGCGACACTGTGCAGGCTGCGTTTCCTGGTGCGACCAAGTACCCAGCAGCAGACATGGAGCCGTTCTAATGGGCAACGACGCAACCGTTACCCTGCGACTCCCGAGGGACATCGTAGAGCGGCTCGATGAGTTGGCTGAAGAGGACGACATCAACCGGTCGTTGTTGATCCGTCGGCTGCTGCTCACCGGCTTGGCAAAGCGAGTCCCGACGGAATGACGAAGCGGCCTATCAGGTCGCGTGAACCGTTTGCGGTCGTGCCGGTGCGTTTGCTCGCCGAAGTCAACAACAGCGCCCTCAGGGTGTACATCGTGTTGGCTCAAATGGCGAACAACGACACCGGCCGGTCGTGGCCCTCGAACGACACGCTGGCCGAACGCACAGGGCTGAAACGCACAGCCGTGAAGGACGGTATCCGGCAGTTGGCCGACAAGGGCTGGGTAACGAAGCTCGAGCGGCCTGGCAAGTCGTCCGTGTTCACCGTAGAACACTCCACAGGGGGGTCGGCTACACGACCACCAGGGGGTCGCTCAGGCGACCGGGAGGGGGTCGTCCAGGCGACCCCTAACTATACCAAGGAACTACACCAAGAGGGTTCTACTGTTCCAAAGTGTGTTGATTGCGGGGCACGCCCTGACATCAACCCGTTCACTGGCGAACCGAACCCTCGATGCCGGCAGTGTTACAGCAAACACAAAGAAGCGAAGCAAGATCCGCGATTCCAGGCGGCTACATACCGTGTCTGGACGCCGGAGGAGGATCCTGATGACTCAAGTGATGCTCGAGTTGAGGTGGCAAACATCCGTAGACGCCTCCAGAGCGTCTCTGACGGCTTCGTGGACGAAGAAGAGTAACCAGTACCCGACGACGGCTGTCAGGCCGTCACAGGCGCTCTCAGCGCCTCTCACACCAAAACAAGGAACACCAATGACCACGCAAAAGGTTCTTGAAGACCAGCCACTGCGCCTCACCAACGACACGCTCGACCTGCGCCCCGGCGAAAAGCCGTCCGACTGGGTTAAGCGCCTCAAGCGAGAGCAGAAGAAATGAGATGGCTGCTACCCGCCCTACTCCTCGCCGCAGGATGCGCCCCCGACGATCCGTTGCCGTCACCGCCGACCAGCTCAACCTTGCCGAGCTACGAGCGTACGCTCGCCGAACAGGCGGTCCCGACACCTTCGACCGTGCCGCCCTCCTCAAGCACATCCACGACTACCACCAGCACAACCACAACAACGACAACGACGACGGTGCCGACACCTAGCGTGTTTCGCGACGCCGTCGAGCAATGGCGACCACAAGTCACTATGGCCGTCACACACTTCGGAGGCGACCAAGACGACGTTCACCGGTTTCTTCGCATCATGCAATGCGAGTCCGGCGGCGATCCCGACGCCAAGAACCCCAACTCGAGTGCGTCTGGATTGATGCAACATTTGACGCGCTACTGGCCCGACCGGTCTACCCGTGCCGGTTACCCCGATGCGGACGTGTTCGACCCCAACGCCAACATCTGGGTCAGCGCGTGGCTTGCGCTTGATGCTCCCGAGGGCGGCTGGCAACATTGGGTATGCCGATGAAACACGTCATCCAATTTAGCGGCGGTGCCGGCAGCTACGCCGCAGCCCGCCGAGTCCACGAGGAGCGCGACGGCGAGCTTATTTTGCTGTGTGCCGACACGCGCAGCGAACACGAAGACTGGCGCACGTTCGTAGACGCATGCCACGAATCGCTGCCAGGAAGTCAACTTGTTGTGCTTGACCAGGGCGTCGACTGGTGGGATCTCGCCGACCAGCAGAAGATGATCCCGAACCCACGCGTCGACTTTTGCTCACGCATCCTCAAACGAGAACCGCTACGGGCATGGCTCGAGGAACACTGCGACCCAGAAGACACCGTCATCCACCTCGGGTTCGACTGGACCGAAGAGCACCGCCTCAACCGGGCACGCCCACACTGGGAGCCATGGACCATCGACGCACCGATGACCTGGGACCCTGTCATAGACAAAGCCGACGCGCTCGCCATGATCGCCGATGCCGGCATCACCATGCCATCGGCCTACGAAACCGGGATGCCCCACAACAACTGCCTTAAGTACGGCTGCTGCAAAGGCGGCATGGCCTACTGGAAGAAAGTGCTCGAGGTGTACCCCGACGCATACGCCCGCAGCGAACAACGCGAAGAAGCGTTCCGTGAACGGTCAGGTAAAGACGTTGCCATCCTGCGCGACCGGTCAGGTGGCACCACGACCCCACTCCCTCTCAAAGAGTTCCGTCGGCGCATCGAGGTCGCTGCCGAACCCCAGCTATTTGATCCCAACGACTGGGGATCCTGCTCTTGCATGATCCCCCAGGAGGACGAATGAGGATCGGATCGCTCTGCACCGGCATCGCCGGCCTAGAACTCGGACTGCAATACGCAGGCATCGAAACCAAGCCCGTGTTCGTATCCGACATCGACCCCAGCGCATGCGACTGGCTTGAACAAACCATGCCGCACACCCCGAACCTCGGCGACTTCACCGAACTTGATGAGCTTCCCGAGGTCGACATCATCACCGCAGGGTTCCCCTGCCAACCCGTATCAACCGCAGGACTACGCAAAGGAATCAACGATGAACGATGGCTCTTCGATGACATCTGCCGACTTGTTAGCCGAATGGACTCACGACCCGTCCTCTTCCTCGAGAACGTCTCCGGCATCTTCACTGCAAACGGTGGGCACGCTTTGGGCAGAGTCGTTTACGGACTGGCCGACATCGGGTACCACATCAGCTGGGGGACTCTTCCAGCGTCCGCAGTTGGATCACCCCATCGACGCCTTCGATGGTGGGGGCTTGCTTTCCACGCCGACAGCGTGGCTGGGTCGACGGCCGGGGAACGCACAGATCGAACCGGGCGCAAACCCGAGGTATACGGAACTAACACGGGACTTGTACGAGATGTTGCCGACGCCCTTGGCGCGGGACAGCAGCAAAGCTGGACGCAGACCGACCAGACAGGGAGGGGACGCTCTGCCGGACGTAGTGGAGGAGTTGCTGCCGACGCCGACAGCGTCGCAGCCGGGAGGAACAGCGGAGCAACACTTAGCTCGGAAGAACAAGGACGGCGGCAACCGCAAGACGGTGACCGATCTCGGGATGGTGGTCGAGCAGCTGCTGCCGACACCGACAGCGATGGATCAAAACTCGTCCGGCGGCTCAACCTTGTCGAGCGTGACGCTGACGGACGCAATGGTGAGGGGCCACGGTCACGCGCCGCCGTGTTCGGAGGGTACTGGCCGGCGGTTGCCCGATGGGAACACATTCTCGGACGCCCAGCCCCCGACCCTACCGTTGCCGGACGACTAAACCCTGGATTCGTTGAATGGATGATGGGCTACCCCGAAGGCTGGGTCACCGACATCATGACCAGACGCACTCACTCGCTCAAAGCACTCGGCAACTCAGTCGTTCCCCAATGCGCTGCCGAAGCATTCCTGCAACTCTCCACGCGCTAACCTGCGCCCATGAGATTCTTCGGACGAGAGAAGTACGCAGGCAACGACGACTTCCTCGGACTGTTCGTAATCGGCTGGGACGTAACCGGACGCCGGCCCATTGCAGCAATCACCGACGAACCCTGGGAACGCCTAACGATCCATCAGGAATCCGAAGTGTTCAAACTTCTCGCCGAGCTTGCTCTGGACGTTGCGCCGTTTACGCTGCCGGACGGCATCGAAGAGTTTCTCGAGGAGTAGTGGAGGCGGCGGGAATCGAACCCGCGTATCCCGCACCTGCATTGGCCGGTGCAGCGAACCCAACTGTTCGCCCCCTAAATCTTAAAAGAGAAAAGCTCCCCCCGGTTTTCCTCATCAGGGGGAGCCTTTCGATTTGCGGGTGTTTCACTGGGTGCTTGATACCCCGTCGTAGGATCTCCCTACGCACCATGCCCGCAATGATTACTC